AAAGGAAGAAGACCTTGAAGAAGAGGAAGAGGAAGAGGAAGACCTTGAAGAAGCTAAAAAGGAATACAAGGAAGAGGAAAAGGAAGAAGACCTTGAAGAAGAGGAAGACGACCTTGAAGAAGAGGAAGACGACCTTGAAGAAGCTAAAATGAAATCCAAAAAGGAATACAAGGAAGAGGAAAAGGAAGAAGACCTTGAAGAAGAGGAAGACCTTGAAGAAGAGGAAGACGACCTTGAAGAAGCTAAAATGAAATCCAAAAAGGAATACAAGGAAGAGGAAGAAGACCTTGAAGAAGAGGAAGAGGAAGAGGAACTAGATGAAACTCAGCAACTTGATCTTGCGCATGAAACTATTGAGCGTTTTATCAAAAATAGAAAGTCCATGACACCCGAAGATCTGAAAAAACTTCAAAGACTTATTAAAAAAGAAAGTGTCAGTGAATCAATTGAGGCACTTATTGCAGCTGATGATTCCCTGTCTGAAAGCTTTAAATCAAAAGCAGCAACGTTGTTTGAAGCGACAATCGCTGAAAAGGTTATTGCCCTCAAAGAAGAATATAAAGATAAGTTGGAAGAAGCGATAGAGAAAAATGTTGATACATTAACCGAAAAACTCGACAGATTCCTCTCCGTTTCGGTCGAACAATGGTTGACCGAAAACGACGAAGGCTTTGTTAATAAAACTCGAATGGATATTTCTGAAAGCTTTATTGAAAATCTTAAATCCGTGTTTGAAAATCACTACATCAATATTCCAAATTCAAAGGTGGATCTTTTTGACGAGATTAGTGAAAAATCTGTGGTTCTTGAAGAGAAGCTAGAATCCGCAACTGATAAAATTTCAGAGCTTACTGAAAAATTAAATGACATGGAAAAAGAAAAAATTATCTCAGAGGTTTCAAAAGGTTTGGTTGAAACAGATTCAGCCAAATTAAGAACCTTTGCTGAACATCTTGACTTTATCGATTCAGACAGTTACGAGAATAAGTTAAAAATCGTAAAAGAAAATTTCATAGTAAAAAATGGAAAAAGTGAAAGATCGGAAGATCTAAATGAAAGCACATCAAATTCTACAAATGTAACAACTAGATTTGAAGAAGATGAACACGAAAGTGACAAAAATTCTGTTATGGGAAAATATGTTGAGGCATTATCTCGACACTCTAAATTCGCTAAATAATAAATAAACATATAATTTATAAACAAAAGGAACAAAAAATGTTTAATACAGGAAAACTACAAGAAAAGTGGGAAGGTGTGCTTAATCACAAAGATTGCGCTCCCATCACTGATTCTTACAAAAGAGCAACAATTGCTCAAATGCTAGAAAACCAAGAAGTCGCTCTGCGTGAACAACGCGGAATTGAACGTGGTTCTCTAAACGAAGATACTAACACCACAAACGTGCAAAACTTCGATCCCGTTCTTATCTCTCTCGTGAGACGGGCAATGCCTAATATCATCGCTTATGATATTGCTGGTGTTCAGCCAATGACACAACCAACCGGTCTTATCTTTGCAATGAAATCATTGTACAAGGCTCCAGGTGTTGGTGCAACTGACGTTGAAGCGCTTTACGACAAGCCCGATACTGCATTTGCGGGTGACCAAGAGTCTGGTGCTACACCAGGTGAAGCTAATGCTACTCGCACAGGTGAGTTGCTAAGTGGTGGAAGAACAGCTCCTGGATCCAACGGTGGATTCGGTGAAATGGGCTTTGAAATCGTGAAAACTTCTGTTGAAGCTAAAACACGTGCTCTCCGCGCTACTTACACAACCGAACTTGCGCAAGACTTGAAAGCAGTTCACGGTCTTGATGCCGAGTCTGAATTGGCTAACATTCTGTCAACTGAAATCATGGCTGAAATCAACCGTGAAATTCTTGACGGTGTTAACGATGCTGCTCGTCCCGGTGCTAATGCCGGCGTGTTCAATCTTTCAACTGATGCAGATGGTCGTTATGCTATTGAAAAATTTCGTAACTTGATTTTCCAAATCATGAAAGAAGCAAATCAGGTTGCTATCGATACCCGTCGTGGTCGCGGTAACTTCTTAATCGTTTCCGCTAACGTTGCTTCTGCTCTTGCAGCTGCTTCACTGCTGGACAACGTGCCCAGACTTGAAAGCGACATGAACGTTGATCCTACCGGCAACCTTTTTGCAGGTGTTCTTCCTGGTGGTCTTAAAGTGTTTGTTGACCCATTTGCCGATGCTGACTATGTCACCGTTGGTTATCGTGGAACAAACGTGTATGACGCAGGTGTTTTCTACTGCCCATACGTGCCTCTTACAATGATGAGAGCTCTGGGTGAAGATGACTTCCAACCAAGAATTGGTTTCAAAACCCGTTATGGTATTCGTGCGAATCCGTTCGTGAATTACCCTGACGTTTCTTACCCCGAACAGCTGAGATTCGGTGGATCTGGTAATAACCAGTACTTCCGTAACTTCGAAGTTATCGGAATTTAAGTTAAACTTAAATTAAATAAAATTGAGCCTCTTCGGAGGCTCTTTTTTTTGTATAAATATTAATATGAAATGCGGAGAAAGTACAAATCCATTATATCCAGGTCAATTTGGTTTAGTTATTGAATCTGACAAATTTAAAAAAGTGGAATATTTTTGCACAAAAGTAAATATTCCAGCACTGTCAATGACACCGACAAATCAAAATTTTCAAAATTTTGAGGGATTTGGTTTCGCTGATCAACTTAAATATGGATCATTGACTGTAGAGTTTATCATCGATGAAGAATTAAAAAATTACTTGGAGATTCATTCATGGATGGAAAGAATTCAAAGTGAAAATCTAAGAGAGTCTTATGATGCGGTCGTTTTAATTTATAACAACCGAAGTCAGCTAGTGAAACAAGTTAGATTTAAAGATTTGGTACCTCAATCATTGGGTGAAATCGCCCTTAGTTCGCAGGATCCCCCCGAAACACCAATCACCTGCTCGGCGGACTTTGTATACACTGGATTTTCTTTTGAATAATTTTGTTTACATTAGTGATATTTTGTGTTATAATATATAACTTATGAATATAGACAAAATTGAAGAAATGTGGCAATCCGACTGTGTCATTGATCAAAATAGGCTGGACGATGCATCCATTGATTGCGCTAAGCTGCATGCCAAGTATTTAAGTTTATATAATAAGGCACGATTAAAACTTAAACACGTTGAAAATGAGTATGTTCAGCAAAGACAGCTTAAATGGAGATGGTACGGTGGCAAAATGACCAAAGAGGAAATGGATGCGCATGATTTAGAATACGATCCGTTCAATGGTGGCATAAGGCCTTTAAAAGGAGATTTAAATCTTTACATTGATTCGGACAAAGATATATCCGAAATAAAGCTAAAAATCGAATATTATAAAATAGTGGTTTCGACACTAGAGGAAATAATTGGTAACATTCGGTGGCGCTCTAGTACGATTAAAAATATCATAGATTGGAAGAAGTTTACTTCTGGCGTATAATGGAAAAAATAATTGTTTCAAAGCCCAATAACTCGTATTTGATGCTCAATGCGTCGATGAGTGTTGAGGCTGAAATACGAGATCATTTTTCATTTTATGTTCCAAATTATCAGCACATGCCAAAGTATAAGTACGGGGTGTGGGACGGTAAGTTCTATTTGTATAATTTTAACTCTAAGCTTTTTCCCGTTGGTCTATTAGAAGAATTGTGTAAATTTGCAAAATCAAGAGATTACCACGTAGAATTTGATAATTCGATTGAAAAAGTTTATAATGAACAGTTAAGCGAATGTTATGATTTGGATATACCCATTACAAGCGCTTCAGGCGAAATTATAGAACCAAGAGAGTATCAATTGAATTCAGTTAATGCTGTTATTCAAAATCAAAGAAGAATAATATTGTCACCAACTGGTTCTGGTAAATCTTTGGTCATTTATATGATTATGAGATATTACCAACACTTGAAAACTTTAATCATTGTGCCCACTACCGCATTGGTTGAACAAATGTACAAAGACTTTCAAGACTATTCGCAAAAAGATGAAAATTATAATGTATGCCCCGAAACTGTACACAGAATATACTCAGGGCACGATAAAAATCCACCTTCGAGTTGCAATTGTGTAATTAGCACATGGCAATCAATTTATAAGCTGCCTAAAAACTGGTTTTGGGAATACAACGCTGTCATTGGAGATGAGGTGCACGGGTTTAAGGCAGCATCGCTAACAAAAATAATGGAAAACTCCGTTAATGCATATATTCGTGTTGGAACAACGGGCACGCTTGATAACAGTCAAATCAATGAATTAATCCTTAAAGGATCCTTTGGCCCAGTTTATACTGCAACAACCACGAAAAAGCTAATGGATTCAAACACTCTTGCTCAAATGTCCATTGATGTGATTACGCTTAACCATAAAGAAACAATACCATCCAATGTTTCATACCAAGATGAAGTTAAGCATTTGGTAAAGGACTTCAAGAGAAATAAATTTATAGCAAAATTGGCCTTATCTCAAAAAACAAACACTTTGATTCTTTTCAATTATGTTAACGATCATGGAAAACCTCTTTACGATCTTATCAAAGAAATGAACAAAGATGAATCAAGGCCAATCTATTACATATCGGGTGAAATTGATGTAAAGGTGAGAGAAGAAATAAGAGCACTAATGGAGACACATGATAATGCAATTCTTCTTGCTTCGTTTGGCACTTTCTCAACTGGAATTAATCTTAAAAATTTACACAATATTATTTTTGCTGCACCAACTAAGTCTGTCGTAAGAGTCCTGCAATCAATTGGCCGAGGCTTGAGAAAATACCAAGATTATAAGTTAAAAATCTACGATATCGTCGATGATTATGCCGGAAGCAGAAAGAAAAAGAATTATTCTTTTAAACATGGTGTTGACCGTTTGAAGATATATGCCGCTCAGAAATTTAAATACAAAATACATGGAGTTGAATTGTGATGATAAAACCGATAATGATTGTTAAACTACACAGTGGTGAGCAAGTCATATGTGAGCTAATGGATATACCACAATATGATGCGCTTAGATTAATCTATCCCATGTCCATGAAAATCACAGAAGACGGTGAGTTGACATTTTTCAGTTTTATTATCGGGGCCGCCGACGAAGAATGCATTATATCCAAAAAGAATGTCTTAACCGTGGCCGAAGCGTCCAATGAAATACTTGAAATTTACGTGAAGCGTATTTTGCAGTACGGAGATGAAGAATATGAAGATGATGATGATGATGATGATATGATTGATTTCCACAGAAAAATGGGGTTGTAATTTTTGTTTACATTTGATTGAAATTAGTATATAATATAGTTATGAAAAGAAAAAAAGAAAACGATAAGCATTACGTCAACAATTCGGATTTTTCAGGCGCGGTTGTAGATTATGTTATTGAAGCACATAACTTTAAAGAAAAAAATAAAGAACCGCCCAATATACCAGAATACATTGGCGATTGTTTTATGAAAATAGCAGAGGGGTTATCACATAAACCAAATTTTTACGGATACACTTACCGAGACGAAATGGTAATGGATGCAGTTGAGAACTGTATTAAGGCAATACACAATTATGACATCAATAAAGCCACCCGTACTGGGAAACCCAATGCGTTTGGTTATTTTACTCAAATTTGCTTTTATGCGTTTCTAAGAAGAATCGCAAAAGAAAAACGACAGCAAGAAATTAAAGAAAACTATATCAAAAAGTGTGGATATAATGATCTTGTAAATAATGAATCCGGCCACGATGGAAGCTCAATGCTTGAAAAAATGAGATCCAATAGAGAAGATTATATGGGTGATGAATAATAATGAAAGTTGCAATAATTAATGATAGCCATTTCGGCTATTCTAATAGTTCCGAATTGTTTATAGATTATCAAAAGAAATTTTACGAAAATGTTTTTTTTCCTTACTGTGAAAAAAATGGAATTAAAAACATTTTACATTTGGGCGATATATTTGATAACAGAAAACACATATCGGTAAAAGCACTTCACTTTGTTCGAACTGAATTTTTGGAAGAAATCCGAAAAAGAAACATGTTCATGAACTTCATTGTGGGCAATCATGATTGCGCGTTTAAGAACACGAACTCGCTCAGTAGTGCATACGAAATATTATCATACTATCAAGATTGTGTTAAAATTCACATGGATCCAGAAGTCTTGGATTTTGATGGGTTGAAAATTGGAATGGTACCATGGATTGCAGCAGATAACAAAGATCAGTGCCTCGATTTTATTCAAACGTGTGAAGCATCTATTTTAATGGGGCACTTTCAAATCTCGGGCTTTAAGTTAATTGCAAATTCAGGTATTAAGTCGGAGGGCTTGAATAAAAAATCATTTGAAAGATACGATATGGTTTTATCTGGCCATTTTCACACTAAAAGTCACCAGCACAATATTATATATCTTGGTGCTCAATATCAGTTAAACTGGTCGGATGTCGATGACATTAAATATTTCCACATTCTTGATACAGAAACACGCGAGCTTATGCCAAAAGAAAATCCATATCGGATATATCGTAAGTTTTATTATGACGAATCCGAAATAGATAATATTCAAGATTTTATCTCTAATCAAATGTTTTCAGAAGAAAAGATAAAAAAATCCTACATTCGCGTCGTTGTAAAGAAAAAGACAAATTTATATCAATTCGATCAGTTCGCTCAGCACATAAAAAGTCATGATCCGTATGATTTGGCGATCATAGAAAATTATGATGAGTTAACGCCAAATGAAACGGCTGAAGAAACCGAGATTATAGAAGATACATCAACGCTATTGTGTCAACATGTGGATGATCATGTGAATACACACTTAGATAAGAATAAATTAAAACAAAAACTGAATGAACTTTATATTGAGGCTAACATTGAGGGTACAGTATGATTATATTTAAAACTTTAACTGTAAAGAATTTCATGAGTGTTGGGAATAATCCCATCACAATTTATTTGGATAGAGCTCCAACAACTTTGATTACTGGTGTTAATGGTAGTGGAAAATCGGGCCTATTGCTCGATGGCATTTCATTTGGTTTATTTGGCAAGCCTCACCGCAAAATCAATAAGCCGCAGTTGATCAATTCCATTAACGATAAAGACTGCTTTGTGACGGTGGAGTTTTTAATTGGTTCAGATGAATATATTATACATCGAGGCATTAAACCAAATATCTTTGAAATATGGAAAAATGGTTCTATGATGAATCAAGACAGTAAGTCACGAGACTATCAGGCTGTGTTGGAGCAAAATATCTTAAAACTAAATCATAAATCATTTCATCAAATTGTGGTGCTAGGTTCTTCTAACTTTACTCCGTTTATGCAATTGTCTAAGTGGAATAGAAGAGAGGTTATTGAAGATTTGTTGGATATAACTGTGTTTTCGAAAATGAACACTTTGTTAAAAGAACAGAAAAAGAAAACAAACGATATTCTTTTTGCCATTGAGAATGAAATACAGTCTTTGAAGAAACAAGCAGAGTTGCAAGAAAAGCACATCGCAGACTTAAAAACAATTTCAAGTGAAAACACTCAAAGAATTAAAGATGAAATTGAAGAACTTATTGCGAGGAAGGACAATATTCAAAATGTCACTTTAAGTAAAATCAATGATGAACTTTCATCTTTCATGAAGGATGAATTAGAGCAAACTAGCTCAGACTTAAAGGCGAAGCGAAAAGAATTATACACAATGGAGGGTAAAGTAAAGGGTAAACTGACCAAACACAAAAATGATATTGTTTTTTTTACATCGCACGATCATTGCCCCACATGTAAGCAAGATATTACGTCTCAATTGAAATCCGAAATGGTTGAACTGAACACCAAAAACATAGATTTAATGAAAGAGGGTCTTGATAAAATCACTAAAGCAATACAAAAAAATGAGGCCCAAGCAGCAGAGGTTGAAGAATCTTTTTCACGTTTTCGATCTTTGGTTAACAACCAACAAATATACATAAGGCAAAGCCAAGATATACTTGATGATATTGTTAAAAAACAAAAACACCTAGAGAAAACAAAAGAGAGTGTGGATATTGCAGCTGCATTAACATCCTTGGAAAATTTGAATGATGGTAGAACGAAAAAACAAAGTGAAAAAATTGAAATTTTGGATGAACTGGAATATCAAAGTGTGATGGAAGAACTTCTAAAGGATTCGGGTATTAAGACAAAAATCATTCGACAGTATTTGCCTGTTATGAATAGACTGATTAATGAATACCTGCAGATTTTTGACTTTTTTGTTTCATTTAAGCTAGATGAAAACTTTGAAGAATCGATTCGATCAAGGCACCGTGATGAGTTTACATATGCCTCATTTAGCGAAGGTGAAAAAGCAAAAATCGACATTTCTCTTATGTTGACTTGGCGGCAGATCGCTAAAATGAAAAACAGCACAAACACAAATTTACTTGTAATGGATGAAGTATTTCAATCCGCTTTGGATATTCAGAGTGTGCAAAATCTAATGAATATTTTTAAGTCGCTTTCATCAGAAACAAACATATTCGTGATTAGTCACAATCCAGAGAGTGTTGCAGAACAGTTTGATCGTATATTAAAATTTGAAAAGGTCAATAATTTCACCCAATTAACAGAAGTTGAGGATTCACTAAAATGATAACATGTGTACGTGATGATTTGGTTTTGGCTTGTATTTTTTACCTTAAAGAGTTGCTACCAAAAAACAAAATTCCTAACGTAGACATTGATTTATATAAAATGCACACATTGAAAGGTTGGTGTGCTCCAGACGAAGATGGTTATCAAATATGTTTGGACTCAACGCAACCAATCGAAATTATGCTTACCACTTTAGCTCACGAATGTGTGCACATAAAGCAGTATGTTATGAAGGAATTGGTTGAAAAAGATCACGAAAATTTTTGGTTTGGAGAAAAGGTCGAACCACACATGTATGATGATTACTATAATTTACCTTGGGAAAAGGAAGCATATAATCTCGAATTGGAATTACTTGAAAGGTTTATTCGTATAAATAATTAAATGATAACCTTTAAAGAATTTATAAAATTAACCGAGGCGACAAATTTAGGATCAAAAGAATTGGACAAATATGGTGATCAACGACCGAATATTTTGATCGATTTGATCAAAAAGAAAACACCCTTAAAACTTGTGGATGGGCAGTTAGCGATTGTGACTGATATTGATGGTGCAATAGCCTCCATTGAACAATTCAAAAAAGATAAAAAGAATTTTAATCTTCACACAGATCGTGGATTAATCGCAAATACGAGACTTAAAAAGACCAAAGAATTTGGGGGAGAGACGGGCGGCGCGGGGGGTGGCACAATCAACACAAGCATTACTGAATCCGCGCAATGTTTATGGTGTGTGGCTTTATTGGATTTAGGCGCATCGACACCATATGAAAAAGTAACAGAAGCTGATTTAAGAAAAGCATTCTCTAAGGTACATGTGACCGCAAAGCTAGATGACATGTTAAATATAACCGACGAATGGAAAATGAGTTCATATTTATCCGCAAAAATATTAATTGAACAGGGTTACATTCATCGCGGGATGGAGTTTTATAGAGGTAAGGGTTTAATGACTCAAGTCTATGATGCTAAAAATAAAGCATATAAAAATATCAACATTAGCCCCATGAAAGATGATAAATGGAATCCAGGTGATATATGGGCGGCAGACCCAAGATTTAATGCGTCTGAACTGGATGATACGTCGCCACGGGCACTACAAAAATCTATTCTTGGGGCGTTTGTCGATAGGAGGTTGGTTGGAATATCTCTGAAACTTGTAAAAAAGACCGCAAAAATTAAAGAATATAATATCGTGCTACCCCCCGATGTAGATGATCATAAAATAACAGCATTCGGAGCGCGTTCTCTTAGATCAGGAAAGGGTGATTTTTGGTCAACTAAGGGTGGCGAAATTGTGTTTGATGGATCACAGTTAATGCAAATTAGAGATAATACCAGATTTGGTACAATTAAGGTTGAAATTACCGGCAAAAGCGCACGCGGGGGTGGTGCCGGCTGGGCATATATCGCAACCGTAATTCAGCAAATATTTAAACAAAGATCTCCGGGAATTAGAGAGATAGAAACTGCAGCAAAGGCAGCAAAAGCTGGTGATAAACGCGCGCTTAATACCATATATGAAACAATCAATCGAGTCGAAAGAATGACATATAATCAATTCATTGAAGGACTTTCGGACAAAGACGCTGGTTGGTTACACGCAAAATATGGAGCATGTCTCGTTTTACAACACGTAGCTTCTAACGGTGGGCCAAAGGCCAATCGATTCATAACAAAATTGGTTAATTATGCTGCAAGCCAAACTGAAGATTCTTCGGCATTCATAAAGGTACATTGATGAAAAATAAAATTTATAAAAAAAGTATTAGAGAATTTAAATTGCCACAGTTTTCTGAGTTTTTGACAGAAAGCAAAAATACTCACATGATGCATGCAGAAAATGCGGTATTATATAGAGGGCCCGCGGGAGTAAAAAGAGCATTGGAAGCTCTCGACGATTTATACTCAATGTTGGCTGGAACTGGATTATCCGATTCACGAATGGTAACTCAGAAATGGGATGGGAGCCCGGCGGTGTTCTTCGGTGCAGCGCCTGATGATGGTGCTTTCTTTGTTGCCAAAAAGGGCATTTTTAATAAAAACCCCAAGGTATATAAATCCATAGCAGATATTAAAGCAGATACGTCTGGTGATTTGGCCGCAAAATTGATTGCAGTCTTTAATGGATTTAAAGATGCCGGAATTAAAACCATTTATCAAGGTGATTTAATGTTCACTAAATCTGATATTGAAACAACCACACACAGTGGAAAAAAATTCTTTACATTTCACCCAAACACAATTGTTTATGCTGTTCCCACGGATTCTGACGTCGGTAAAGCAATAAAATCTGCTGATGTTGGTATTGTCATACACACCGAATACAAAGGCAAAGATTACGAATCACTGTCTGCATCATTTGATATTAATGTAAATTCACTAAAAAGAAAAATGGCACCAAAGGTTTGGATCGAAGATGCGTATGTAAAAAACATGTCCAGTTTGGTTACAATGAATGATAGTGATAGATCTGAGGTTAAGTCGATATTAGATTATGCGAATCGTGTATTTACTCGTGCGGGGAGAGGTGTCTTAACCGAGCTTGAGAAAAATTCAGATCTTGCAACACAAATTGAAGCGTTTCAAAATTCATTTATTCGGTCGGGCGTAAAAGTGGGTGATGCGAAACAACATGTGAATGATTTAATTCGATGGTTTAATGCTAGGTTTGAAAAAGAAATTGAGAAAAGAAAAACTGAGGCGGGGAAAGGTAAGATTGCAGAGAAAAGAGATGCAATGATGGCATTCTTCTCAGACTCAAATAAAAGAGAGTTGCAACAAATTTTTGAGTTGCAATTTGCCATGGCTTCAGCTAAAGATATATTATTTGCTCAATTAGAAAAAATCAAATCAATTGATACTTTTGTTTTAACAAAAGATGGTCTTAGAGTAACCGGAACCGAGGGTTATGTTATTGTTGATAAACTTGATTCAAAGACATATAAAATAGTGGATCGAATGGAATTTTCTCAAAATAACTTTTCTCAAGATATTATTAAAAAATGGATGAGATAAGGAATTAACGTATGAATAAATTTAAAACATTCCTAGAACAAAATACAAAAGAAATTACATTTACCTTTGGTCGCTTCCAACCAGCTACCGTGGGGCATCAAAAACTGTTCGATAAAGTTGCATCTATGGCCAGGGGCGGTGACTATAGAATTTACGCTTCACAATCTCAGGATCCAAAAAAGAATCCTTTATCTTATAGAGACAAAATAAAATTTATGCGAGAAATGTTTCCAAAACACGCTCGTGCCATTCGTGAAGATACCGAAGTGAAAAATGCTTTAGATGTTTTATTTAAGTTATATAAAGAAGGTTACACCGATGTAAATTTTGTTGTGGGTTCTGATAGAGTTCCTGCATTTCAATTTTTAAAAAAATATAATGGAGTTGAGGCGAAAGGAAATTTTTATAAGTTTGATACAATCAACATTGTTTCTGCTGGTGAAAGAGATCCCGATGCAGATGATGTTGTATCTGCGATGTCTGCTTCAAAACTAAGAGAAGCTGCCGCAAATGGCGAATATTCTGAATTCGGTAAAGGTATGCCAAGGCGATACAATTACAAGAATCTCTTTAATGCCGTGAGAAAAGGCATGGGAATGGATCCTATTGAAAATTTTCATTCACACATTCAATTGCCCCCCAAAAGTGACATCAGAGAAAAATTCATAAAGGGCAAAATTTTCAATGCGGGATGTAAAATCAAAATTACAGGAACTATTACTGAAGAAACGATTAAGTCAAAGGGTCCTAATTTTGTTATTTGTGAATCTGGCGAAAAATATTTTATTGATCAAATAACCGAAATTTAAAACAAACAATGAAAAAATCTGACACATTTAAAGCACCTGCCGCCGCAGCAAGAAATGCTCAAAGAGCACTAGACTGGAAAGAAAAACACGGTGACGAAGTAAAAGCAATGACAAGAGTTGGTTGGGCCAGAGCAAATCAATTGGCCAAAGGAGAAAATTTGTCATATGAAACGGTTAAGAGAATGGCCGCTTTTGCAAGACACAAAAAGAATTCTAAAATAAATCCCGACAAAAAAGATACACCCTGGAAAGATAACGGGCATGTGGCCTGGCTTGGTTGGGGTGGAGATGCAGGCGTTAATTGGGCAAAAGGTATTGTGTCAAAGATTGATGAAAATAATTCTCTAATAGAAGCAATATTGGATATTATGCATGAAAATACTATTAACTAAATCCAGGTGGTTGGATAATAATCTCAAAGAGAATTGGAGAAAAGATCACTTAACTTTTTGGAATGCAATGGCAAATGCCTGCAAAAAATACCAAACAGACGTTTTAAAAATTAGCTCCGGCGCAAAGGGTGTGACTGAATTTTATAAGTTAAAGTCTAAATCCGACTATGATTTGCATATAGCTCACCATTTAACCAATAATGCGCCGGACACCATAGACTATATGCAAGCATATTATTCTAACTTATATCATTTAGATAATAATGGATATTCTGGATTTTGTGATTTGGCCAAGCGTGATATAATAGATAGAACAGCCTCTGATTCAAAGATAAAGAAATTTTGTGATGAATACGTTTATTCCCTAAGAGAAGAAACTAAATATAAAGATAAAAATGTAAATCAAATTGAAGCCTTCATTCCGAATGAATTTATTTTTGTGGCATTGCAAGTCCAATCGGACTCTGTTATGAATTTAAAATCCCGGCATTCTTCTTATATGATAAAAATGGCAGCCGAAGTTGGCAAACTCATGGGTTTGCCGATTGTGATTAAATTTCACCCTATGACACAAAATAAGACTGAGCTCAAAAAAGTTATGTATAAGTTAAAGGGATTAAACTATAAAATATTTGAATCTCAGGGTGATGTGCGCGAACTAATCAAACGGTCCGTTGCCACATTTGTGATTAACTCGGGAGTGGGATTTGAAAGCCTTATTCATCACAAACCCGTGTTTACGTATGGTCAGTGTGATTACAACCAACTGGCAAATTTTAATATTGTATCACCTTTTCAAATAAAAAGTAAAATAGAAAAAGGAATTGATGTTAAAGAATATGATCGTTTCTTTTATTCTTGGTGGAATCACATTATTGATATAAGACACCCCGACTATGAAAAGAAAATTGAAACTATCATAGAACAAAAAATTCAAATGAATAAATAATACTACAATGCAAAACAACTATTTCAATTCCGAACTTTGCGAACAATGGCTGAATGAAAATCACACCAAAGTTATTCAAAAACACAATATAAAATCCCTGCAAGGCATAGACGGGATTAGATTAAGTGTAAAAGAGCAATTGCGAAAAGGCTCCAAATTTGTTCCCGTTATAACTGAATCGGGAGATTTGGGTTTTGCACATGGCTGGCCTCAAGTGAGAGTTAAGAAAATACAATCACTTCTCGAGGCTAGGCAATACAGAGTGATTGCGATGACCGACGCCGGAGAAGAACATTATTCGGATTGGTATGATTCGGAAGATGAGGCGACAGATATGATGAATCAGGTAGATAAAGAGGATAATGCTTATATTGGATCTGAAATTCAAAAACGAATAAAAGAGCTTGAGGCGGATGAGTCCGAGGAAAACCTAACTCCAATCAATACTAAGTTGAAAAAAACACCTCCAGCAAAACCAACCAAAGACGACGATGAAGTCGAGGAATCATTAGAGGAAAAGAAATTGAAAAAAGATGATGATGATCCATGCTGGGATGGTTATGTAAAACTGGGAACAAAGAAAAAGAATGGAAAAGAAGTTCCAAATTGTGTACCTATGGAAGATTTAAAAAAGAAAAAATAATATAAAGGATAAAATGTTGAAAAAAGAAAATTTAAATGAAAACGACGAAGATTTAGTTTCGGTAATTACAAAAACCATAGTCGGAAAATCAAACGCATCCGATCCAATAAATGAGGCAAAAAGTAAAAATAAAATTGATGAAGACACTCAGTTGGATGAATCATTTATGCGCATTAAATCTAAATCTGCGAGAGACATGGTCATGGGCTTAAAATATGCTCTCGAAATTGCGGAAAGATGGGCTAAAGGTAATGACGTGGATCGTAATTTGTTGAGAGGTATGGAAAAAACATTGAGTGATCAGCTAAAGGTATTAAGAAGTGACATTAAAACATTTAATCGTAAAGAAGATGTGCCAAAAGAATATATGGCCGAAGAAACCGAGCTAGATGAAAACGTTTCAAAGGAAGGCTTAAAAAACGCTGTAACTAAAATATTAGTTAGGGCGGGAAATAATCCCAAGGACGTTAAAAAAATGGTTGACGCGGAATTTGAAACAGCACTTAAAATGTATAAACCGACCGTTCCTGACGCAAAGGCCTCTAAAATTGCAGATATTATTCGTACGATCGCCGAAGAAACCGAGCCACTGGATGAAGACAAATATGTTCATTACATGGACAAGAATAAACAAATTAAGAGACAGCGAATAAATCAAATTCGTAAAGACGGTTCTATCGAATTAGATAATGGTGCTTTGTTGGATACTTCTGATAAAGTAGATTCTAAATCTAAAATAAAACAATACAGAGATTATATTCTGGAAGATACTCAGTTGGATGAAAGAGTTCTTCCAATCTTTCAGAAAACCCACGATGAACTTAAATCATTGGAGATGAAACTGAAACCAGGAAGCAGACTAAATGCAGGTATCAACCGAGAACTTAATGGTAATTATAATAACGACTTCGCTAAAATGAGCAAATTACTAACACCTCTTGTAGAAACTTGGGAGTTTGTTGTTTGGAATGATTTACAAATGAACTTGGTGAGAGAAAATACAGAATTGGATGAAGCAGTTAATGTTAGCTATGACCGGTATGTGAGAGTGCACGGCAAAAAACCTAGAGTTTCGGGTAGAGCTCCTTTTATGTTTACAAGTAAATCAATGGGCGCTGTTTCGTTTGACGATGATACTGAAGTTTTAATGACTCCCACAATGACAGCGGCCGATGCGCAAAAGCTCGCAAAAGAGTGGGGTAAAAAACATGGCCACAGAACAGTGTATTTTATGGAGTCCTTGGAAAAATCGATCGAAGACTTAAAAAAAAAGCCAAACGATGAAGAAGAATTAAAAGAAAATGTTAAAATTAAAAATAACACAAAATCTTCGGACTTCATTAAAATATTAAGAGCAATTGCAAAGGATGATTTAGATGCCAGACAGTTTTTAAATAAACTGGCAGATCATATCAAAAAATCTTATCCAAATATAATAACTGATAAAGATATGCAATCATTAAAAAGAGAACCAGCACTTCAAAAGCTTTGGGATGATGATACACTTGATTACGTATTAATTAGTTCTGGCCTTAATAAATAATTATATTATGATAAGGCTTGAAAAATTTAATCTCATTGAATTTGCAGCAGAAAATTATAGAAACCCAGCGTGTTTAACGGTAGATGAGTTTTTTGGTGATATTGCAAAATTTAAGTATGTAAAACGATTACTCAACCGATATGAAAGAACTGGCGTCGTTCAAGAACGTTTATTGATTAATCATCTTATTTTAATCTATAACGTTTTTGATTCGGCGGCAGCAACTGAAATACTTTTTAATCGTTGTGAGGAAAGCACATGGCCTGCTTTAAAATCTTGTTTACTGTTCTTAAACAGAATTGAAAATCATACCTATAAACCTAATGTGTCACCTGATAAATATATCTGTAAGAAATTGGAAAATCTATGATTAAGAGAACAGCTGACGCAATATACACATATAGATTCATTAAGACTTTGGTTCTTGATTGGAATAAAACCAAGGCATATCAATTGGGATTAATTGATCGCAATGGTAAAAGATTAAAATCGCCTGAAACACCCGAAGAAAAAAATGCACTTACTTTTTTTCACCGCGTGGTTTTTAATGTTAAAAGAATTTTTAATCTTGCGCCGGGCGGAATCATTAGAAGAATAAGCACATTCGCTGCAGCATTAAGATTGCTGAAAGAAACCACAAATTTGCCAGAAGATCAAATTGTTTCTATATTAGAAAATACATACAATATTAACCTCAAGGAATGCTTAACTGAGGATGTTGATTCTAATTTAGAGCCGGGGGTATACACTTTGAGCGTCGATTATCCAACAAAACACATGGATTTGCCCGAAGGTACACAAATTGAAATATTTGAATCTGAACAAAAATTTTTAGGACAACAGTTTTACCGTGCCCGACATTTATTGTCAAATGAGATCATTTATGTAAATTCGGGCATAGTAGAAGAGGCAGGAGGATTTAGTGTCTCTACTGTCAATGTCGCAGACATTCCCAGACCGCTGAAATCTCCGTCTGGTGATCGTTATCGCAAATTTAAAATCCCCTCTCCCCTCTTTAATAAAATTAATTCGGGAAGAAATAAATACCAAAGATGGGATAAGTATCTCGATTTAACCGATGAAAACCAAATGAACATTGCAAATTTTTGCAAAAAATATAAAAATGCGACGGTTATAATCGAAGATGAAGCAACTGGTTGCACACGGGCTCTTAAGCCAAACTCGATGGGCGAGTATAATACCTAATCATTATATACAAAAACTCAAATTTAAATCACAGGTTTACTGTGTTAAATTTTAAAGGAAATAAATTATGTCGCTAAAAGCATTGTCTGATTACACGTTTTATTCACGTTACGCCCGCTATTTGCCGGAAAAGAAAAGAAGAGAAACATGGAAGGAAGCAGTGGGAAGAGTATTTGATATGCACAGAGTAAAATATGCAAATCAAATAAATGAAAATGAAGAGTTGAAACTATTAATTAATGAAGCTGAAAAAATGGTAATGCAGAAAAAGGTGATTGGTTCACAGAGAGCATTGCAGTTCGGAGGAGACGCAACACTCAAGAAAAACGAAAGAATTTATAATTGCAGTAGTGGTCACATTGATAGGCCAAGAGCATTTCAAGAAGCACTCTTTCTTTTGCTCTGCGGTGTTGGTGTTGGCTTTTCTACACAATATTGTCATATTAATAAACTACCAACTGTCGTAAAAAGAACCAAAGGCAAAAAAGTTTACGTAATTGAAGATAGCATCGAGGGGTGGGCAAATTCAGTCGGTGTTTTAATGTCATCATATTTTAGTAAGGATCAATCATTTCCAGAATATTTTGGTTATGAAATTGAATTTGATTTTTCTCAAATTAGACCCAAAGGTGCTTTAATTAGTTGGGGTGGTGTCGCACCAGGTCCGGATGGATTGAAAAGTGCACTGGATAAAATTGTGAAGGTTATTGAAAGAAGATTTTCCAAACTTGGAAAAGACGAAGTTTCTCTACCTCCAATTGATTGCTATGATATTATTATGCATGAATCAGATGCAGTTTTGTCTGGGGGTATTAGAAGATCAGCCACAATTAATCTCTTTTCGCCCGAAGACACAGAAATGGCTAATGCAAAGACTGGAGATTGGTTCCTCACAAATCCACAAAGAGGTAGATCAAACAACAGCGCGCTTTTAATTAGAAACAAAACCACGAAAGAGGAATTTAAAAAACTATTTGAGAGCACCAAGAAATTTGGTGAGCCAGGATTTGTTTGGGCTGAACACGAGAACATCACATATAATCCTTGTTGTGAAATTGGAATGTGGCCAATTGATTACAGAGAAAATGGAGAAGTGGTTTCAGGGTGGCAGTTTTGTAACCTGTCTGAAATTAATGGCAAAAAAGTAGTGAGTGCAGAAACTTTTATTGAGTGCGCAAAATATGCCGCAATCATTGGAACGCTTCAAGCCGGATATACAGATTTCGAATATTTGGGTAAAGCGACAGAAAACATTACTCGACGTGAAGCACTCTTGGGTGTTTCAATTACGGGAATGATGGATAATCCCGATGTTATTTTTAATGAAGAGAATCAAAGATTGGCCGCAAAGACAACTTTGGATTGGAATGAAAAAGTCGCAAAGATGATTGGAATTAATCCCGCTGCAAGGACTACCTGCGTGAAACCGTCCGGATCTGCATCTGCAACTCTTGGTTCAGCGTCTGGAATTCACCCCCATCACTCAACAAAATATCTGAGAAGAGTTCAAGCAAATAAATTGGAATTTCCTGCACAATATTTTGAGAGTGTGAATCCTCTTGCAGTAGAAGAAAGTGTATGGTCAGCAAACAAAACAGATAAAGTTATTAATTTCCTTTGTGAGGTTCCCCCTGGAGCTAAGCTCAAAAATAATATTTCTGCAGTTGAGTTGCTTGAACACGTTAAACTCACTCAAAACAACTGGGTTGAATATGGGACTCGTAAAGAAGCCTGTGTGAGAGATTTTGTGAGACATAACGTCAGTAACACGATTACAATACGAAACGAAGAATGGGATGACGTAGAAGAATATATCTATAACAACAGAGATTCTTTTGCTGGTATCTCTCTTCTGTCCTTCTCAGGTGATAAAGACTATGACCAAGCGCCATTCTGCGCTGTATATACACCTTCAGAATTGATTAAACTATACGGAGATGCATCAGTGTTCGCATCTGGATTAATCGTCGATTGCAAACATGCGTTTAAAACACTTTGGGCTGGATGTGATACACTCTTAGGAATTGGAGAAACTCTTGAAGTTGATCGTTTGCGCGAACATATTGCCAATTGCAAAGAATATGGACAGAATGGTTTTACTATTGAGGTTCCATCTCGTCCTACAACAACCAAACACATTGATCAAAATAGTCCGGATGAAGACCTTGAAATGTACATTAAACAAAATACAGAGAATCTTGAAGCAAAAAGAGATTGGATTCGAAGAGGAAAGCAGTTTGCTGATAGGTACTTTAACGATGATATTCAAAAGGTTACATACTGCTTAAAGGATGTATCCAACTGGAAACATTGGTGTGACTTAAAACGTGAATATAAAGAAATTGATTGGTCAACTGTGGTTGAAGAGGATGCGCACTACATTAAAGTTGATGAAATGGCAGCAGCTGCTTGTGCTGGAGGTAAGTGTGAATTGTAATAAATAAGATTATGATTACATCAGCATCACCCTGTATCGGTCTATGTAAACTTGAAAATGATGTTTGTATAGGCTGTAAAAGAACCAAAACCGAGATTACATTGTGGTCTCGGTTTTCTTTCGATCAAAAGAAGGAAGTGAATAAAAGAATATTTGAATTAAACAAAAGAGAGACTAATGAAATACAGCATTCAAGATACATGTAAAAGCACAGCAAGAGGGTCACATTGGCGCAAAGTTAGAAACAACCACATTATGCATGAAAACTATTGCCAATGTTGCGGTAGAGAAGATAATTTGGAAGTTCATCACATCGTTCCATGGAGTACCGGTATTGATCGTTATGAGCTAAATAATCTTGTTACACTCTGTCGACACTGTCACTTTAGATTTGGTCATTTGAGTAATTGGAGAGACATCAACAGTTCACTAAAGGATGCTTTGCCTTTTACGTATACCCACTTTGTAAAGCCTACAAGAACGCGTAGAAAATGGTATAAATAAATTTCATGTGGTACTATGAAAATGAAGAATTCACGTCAGAAATGATTAATGATTATACGGGTTTTATTTATTGCATAACTGACTTGGAGAATGGCAAAAAATACATAGGCAAAAAGACTCTTGTATCAAAGAGAAGATTAGCACCATTGAAGGGCAAGAAAAGAAAAAGAACTAAAATATTTGAATCGGACTGGCAAGATTATTATGGTTCAAACGAAGAAGTAAAACAACTGGTGGAAAACTGTGGTCCGAGCCGATTCAAAAGAGAAATACTAATACTTTGCAAATCCAAAGGTGAGTTAAATTATTGGGAAGCAAAAACCCAGTTTGACCTAGACGTACTTTTAAAACCAGATATATATTATAATGGCATTATCCAATGTCGCATTAATCGTTCACATGTAAAATCATTATGGGAAAAATAAATTATGAATATTCCAAAATTGCACAAAATACGCAAGCATGCTTACAATAAAGCAGACTATGAAAAATTGATTGAAATATTTGAAAAGCAACATGCATTAAGGCATGATCAAATTCAAGAAATGACAGAAGAAGAATCAATACTTTATTTTCGCCATTACATGAACCTATTGCCAAAAAAACGGGAAATATAACATCTTGTTAATATCCCGTAGGGATTAAAGCTTGCTTTAAGTCTAGGGGGTCGACCCATAGGGGATTTAAGCACAATGATGTTTTTTTAACCCCAATTGATAAATCAATTGGAAAAATCAAAGATTTTTATTTTATTATATTATTCAAGATATTCTTGGTTGTGCTTTAGGCACAAAGCCCCATTTCTGGAGCTTTTATGGCCAATGGCACAAAACACGTAGTTCATCATAAATGATATGGAAAGGGAAGAGCTAGAAACCACGGATATATTATCCGAACTACCAAAGCCTGCTTAACACACTCTTCGGGCTGTATCCTCTTGAGAGGCTTATCCTTTTGGGTGGGGGTTATCTTATTGTCTATATCACGCAATGTGAAGGCCTAGAGTGACATGGTTCAAATGGTGTCATGTCTGCCGTAACCGCCGGTTCTTTTCGCATCCAAGTGTACTCGGAATCTGATTGTTAATTTTATTTATACAGAATATCCTTAAAATGGGGTAAAAAAATACATTTATTTTTTTGTTTACATACAGGGTGTTTATGTGATATAATACTACTATGATTATTATTGATTACTCCGGCATTGTTATTTCCAATATTTTTGTTCAACAACTTACCAACGAACTATCTGAGGATATGCTCAGGCATATGACACTCAATACTCTTAAAATGTATACAAAGAAATTCGGTAAGGAATATGGCCAAGTGTGGTTGGCGTGCGATCATAGCTCATGGAGAAAAAAATATTTTGAGTACTATAAGGCAAACAGGTCAAAAACTCGTGATGAGTCTCCCATCGATTGGGAAACTGTTTTTGGTTGGATTGCCAAAATAAGAGATGAGCTTCAGCAATTTGGACCTTTTCGTGCAGTTCATTCGTATGGTGCCGAAGCCGATGATATTATCGCAACGCTAGTCCACAGAACACAGGAAACTGCAACCGGCCTATTAGGTCTTGGGGGTGATAAGGAAAAGGTGTTGATCATTAGTGAAGATGGGGATTTCATTCAGCTATTGAAATATAACAATGTATCATTATATAGAAAACGAAAAAATGTTATTCTTCGGGGTGTTTAGTTATTTTCCATCCAACTGCTCTTTTTCTTTTTAGTTTTGCTTCTTCCGATTTAAACCTAGCTTTTGATGATATATCTGGTACTATACCATTTTGAGTTGATGCTTTATATAACACACTAAAAGGCAAATCGTGTTTGTTACAAAAATTTTGCAATTCTCCATGTATGATATATTCCGTCCCATTAGTATCTGTGATAATATATTTTTGAGCATGTATATTACCCTTTCCCGAATGTCTTTTACTCATAGCTTTTTTGTGATTAATTATAGATTTTTCATCAAACCATTCTGACATGCTTCTGCCTTTTCTTTTATATTGCGGGTTGTTTATTCCCTTAACTCTTTTTGATAAATTTATTTTTGCGATTTTGGCCCTTTCTTCGCCAAGTTTTTCTTCCCACGTGCAAGAGTTAATATCTGATAGATGTTTTTTGTGGTGATTAGTCCGTTCATATGTAAAAAAGCGCATAGACTCACCTGTATCATAATGTTTGTTTAATAGTTTGGGGTGATCCCAGCTATTCTTTATTAGCTCTTGCTCAAATTTATATGCATCTTCCTTTGTTTCAAATTCTTTAATTACTTCAAATATAAATAAATTTTTGTTTTCTTTTATTATCTTTGAGCTAGAGAAATATGTGTGACCTAAATCTTTTTCGGCTGATATTTTTAATTTAACATTTGCCCACCTAGAACCATAATAAAAATCACCGGTTTTGGGGTTAATAGCTTTATATACATAAGGTTTTGCTTTCATATAAATATTTATACGATAAAGACTTTTCACAAAATTATAATTTTGGTAAAATTATTGTTTACATTTGATGAATATATTGATATAATACATAAATGAAAATTAAACAAGAAACAGTAGACCCTAAACACTATTTGTTTGAGCACATTGTTCGGGGCGACTCCGGCGATGGTGTTCCAAATATTTTCTCGGATGATGATACGCTAGTCACAGACAAAAGACAGACTCCGGTCACCAAGAAAAAGCTCGATCTTCTCTACGATCAGTGGAAAGTAACTGGAGCTGTCGAAGAAAAGTATATGAGAAACTTTCAAAGAAATCAGTTAATGATCGATTTAAGCCAAATACCCCTCGACATAAAGGATCAGATCAACGAATTGATTGATGCTGAGACCAATAGGAAACTTTCTAGCTTAAACCAATTTATGAATTACCTAATTTCAAAAAGATGTACTAAAATTTTAAAAGATATAAAGGATTTTTATGTTTAATTTAGTTGAGTATATTTCCGGGGGAGATTTAAGGGATCCTGTTAGCTCGGATTCTACAAAAATTATCGCTCACGTGTGTAATGACATTGGTGTAATGGGTGCTGGGGTGGCCAAAGAATTGTACAACCGCTGGCCAATCGTAAAAAGTTCATATTTAAACAATAAAACACACACCGAGCTAGGTGCTGTGATTTTATGTTCACCCGAGCCAGATATTGTCATTGCTAACTGCATAGCCCAACATGGAATTAGGAAGTCCTCCCCTGCTATTCCGCCAATTAGATATGATGCTTTTACTGAGTGCATGAGTTCGGTATTTAAATACTCAACCTCATTAAAAACCACATCATCGATCCATGTCCCACACCTTATGGGTTGTGGATTGGCTGGGGGTGATTGGACCCGAATCCATAGAATTTTAACAAATTTTTCTAACGCATATAATCAAAAGGTATACATTTATGACAAATACAATCAAAACACTTAAATCTATTTTGGACTACGTTTCAGAAGCAAAGCAAGAGAGAAGTATAGTTAAAAGGTTGCAAGAAAAGGAGTGTTACGAACTCAAAACTATTTTGCAAGGTAATTTTAATGAAAAAATTGAGTTTCCCTTTCCTTCTGGGCCCCCGCCATTTGATCGAGCAGAAAATCAAATTGAAATTAGTGAGCAAAAACTGTCTATCCTTGGTAAATTAACAAAATTTTCTAAACTCAAACAAATTGAAAAGGAAATGGCCCTTATCAATCTTCTTGAAAATGTTTCTTCGGGCGATGCAGATATTATCATAGCAATGAAAGATGGTGAGCTAGAAAGTCTTTATCCCAAGGTGACTAGAGCTGCTACTCAAAAAGCATTTCCGGACCTAAAAATTTAAAATCACTTTTTGGTTTACATATTTTAAAAGATTTGGTATAATCACGACATGAACATATTTGTACTTTCCGAATCCGCAGAAGAATCCGCACGTTATCATTGTGATAAACATGTAGTAAAAATGATCGTGGAATCAGCGCAAATGCTATCAACGGTTCATCGAATGCTGGATGGGTCCGAAACTAAATCACCATCAAAATCCGGAAAAAGAATAGTAAAATCGTGGACTCATCCAAAACTAGATGGCGTTTTGTATAAGGCCGTTCATATAAACCACCCGTGTACGGTTTGGAGTCGCGAAAGCGATCACAATTATGTTTGGCATTATAAACTGTTTTATCACTTGTGTCGCGAATACGAGTATCGATATAATAAGGTTCATTCAACGTGGGACAAGCTAGGCAAAATTTTAGAATCACTTCCCGCCAATATTCCCACGACAAATTCAATGACACCATTTAGATTGGCTATGGGATCAAACCCCGAGTGTATAAATATTCATAATCCAATCGAATCTTACAGAAAATTCTATAAAACTAAAGAGGCTAGATTCAAAATGGATTGGACAAATAGATCTATTCCGGAGTGGTTCAATGAGTGAAATGCAAATGCCAAATAGCGCAAACGTTGGTTGGGTGTGTCCAATCTGTGGGATGTCCATAGCACCTTGGGTCAGTGTATGTCCGTGCAAATCTTCAGACATCATTCGCGGACCTCGGTGTGAAAATGTCCCACGCCAGTCGGCCGCCGAGTTGTCGCAAAAAATTAAATTTTTACAATCAGAGGATATCCTCTTAGAGGATAAATCTTAGTATGATATATGAATATAAGTGTGATGCGTGTGGTAAAATATTTGAAAAGAATGTACCCATTTCCGAAAACAGAAAACCTTTAACCGAACCATGTCCATTTTGTGGTACATCAAACCAAATTAAAAGAGTCTTTAGTTCGGCCATCGTTTCAGATTATATGGATGTTCAGACACGAGCAAAGAAAGTCGGAGGTGAAGCCTTCACTGAGGTGATGAGCAGAATTCACAAAGGCGCCGGCAAAAATTCCAAAATGGATTTTTGATGTTTAAACATCGCCTCATTCCTGAAATTGTCGATTTACAATCTCGTGTCTCGACAAAAAACACACAAACTGGTCGTGTTTATGTGATCGACGGAGAGGATTATGAATTCCCTTCAATCACTACAGTGCTGGGCCGTCAGCCCAAAGATTGGTTGTTTGAATGGAAGAGGAGAGTGGGTGAAGAGACCGCAAACAAAATTGCGCGTCAAGCTACCACAAAAGGCACGAAGGTTCATAACGCTTTAGAAGAAATTGTTCATAATGAAAATGTTAATTATGATCACTTGATGCCTAACGTTGTGATGAGTATTAAAGGTGCCAAAAATGTGCTTGATACGTATCTCAACGAGGTTTGGGCAAGCGAGTGTGCACTTTTTTCCAAGTACTTGAGAGTCGCGGGTCGTGTCGATCTTGTTGGTTTATGGGATAACGTGCCATCAATAATAGATTTCAAAACGTCGAGGCGACACAAAACTCTAAGCGACATCGAAAATTATTTGATTCAAGAAACAGCATACTCGATTATGTTTGAGGAGATTACCACCATATCGATCCCTCAGCTGGTGACCGTTATGATGGTGGATGGTGACCCAAAGCCCCTGATTTTTGTGCAAAAACGCAAAGATTGGGAGAAAATCACACTGGAAATTATCAAAAAATATCGCTAAGTCTTTGATTACCAAGGGTTTATAAAAAGTGCACTTTTTTTCACTTTTTAGTGTACAAAGAGGTGCAAAGTGTGATATAATAGTCATATGGAAACAATTGACAAACACTTCTCAGACGAAATTCAAAACACCGTGGCCAAACTTTTAGCCAAGGAAGATGTTACCATTCAAAGGTCGTATTCTTATAAGACCGCGTTTTTTGATGTACAAAAGCGCCTCCTTGGTCTTCCGGTCTTTAAAGAGCAATTTCCCCGCGAAGTGTATGATTTGTTTATTGGCCACGAGGTTGGTCATGCTCTTTTTACGACCAAAGAGGACATTGAGCGGTTTCATGGGACGTTTAAAAAGCCCGACCTTTACAATGTCCTAGAAGACATTCGCATCGAGCGCAACATCCAGCTCGAATATCCCGGTTTGTCTTCTCTATTCGTAAAAGGTTATCGCCATTTGTGGGGTCAAAAATTCTTCGGAGTCGAAAACATGGATGAGGTCAATCGCCTCAAGTTTTTGGATCGCTTGAATATTTACGCCAAGCTGTCAGCTCCAGTTTTGTTCAGTGATGAGGAGCAACCCATCGTGGATGAAGCAATGAAAGTCGACAACATCGATGATATTATTGCAGTAGCTCGCAAGATCATTGATTTGGTCGAAAATAATGAAACTCCCAATGACAAACGGGATCAGGAAAGTGAACAACCGACCGAGACCGACGGTGATGCTCCCAACTCCGGATCATCTGCTGAAGAAAATGAAACTGAAAACAACAAGTCCGATGATTCGGGTGAAACCAACCACACACCCGAAGCTGATCCCGAATCGGACGATGGAACTGAGGCCGAGTCGAAAAAATCCACGGATGCGACCGACGATACCGAATCTGAAAGCAAGAATATTGAGACCGACGGCTCCGGCAATGAGTCCGGAGACGAAAACACATCTGATGGTGAACAGAGTGTCGGGGATAAAAGCGACCCCCTTGAATCCGAAACTCAAAAGTCATTTGCCGAGAGTTTGGAAAACAGCATTGCTCCGAATTTAGGATACAACAGAACGTATGAGTTTGTCGAGCCCTCTAAGGAAGATATATATCGCCGCGTCATTGATTATAAAACTGTGATGAGTGCTCGCAATACAAACTTTTTATCCAAAAGTAATTCCCGCGAAATTGCTGAAAGCTATGATAAATTCCAGTTGGAGAGCAAACAAGCCATTTCTTATCTAACCAATCAGTTTCAACAGAAAAAAGCTGCACATCAGTACACCCGCGCCCGGCGTTCGACTCGCGGTGTCATTGATGTCAACTCTTTGTACAAATACAAATATGATGACAACGTTTTTATGTCGAATACCATACTTGCCGACGCCAAAAGCCACGGCTTGGTTATGATGATTGATTTTTCTGGGTCCATGGGAGGATCTCGCATTCTTGGCGTTGTGAAACAAACCCTCACCATGTGTGGCTTCTGCAGAAGGAACGACATTCCCTTTAGTGTATATACTTGGACTGATGTTCACGGTGATCAATTTGAAAAAGAGGATCAGAAAACAGCCTTTGATGATAAACTCTCTTTGGCTGGAACCACTGTTCACTGTGTTCTTTCATCCGACATGCCGAAGTCGGTCTTCGTTGAGGCCAGCTGGCAGCTTTATCGAATCGCCTCCAGCGGAGATTATAGCAATCACAATTATGATATAATGGGTGGTACACCTATTTGTCACGCGCTTTTAATCGCCAGCCGCTTATTGGTAGATCTTAAAAAACAGTGGGGAGTTCAAATTATGAACTTCATGTTCCTGACCGATGGAGAAGGCTATCAGCTGACCAAATTCTCCAGTTTTAATAACCCTAACCCTTATTTTAGTTCTCGTTCAAGTCTTAGCGGAACTCACGTTGGTCGGTTGAACGGCCACCGTGTTGTGTTTAAAGGTGATCATTATGGTGTTTTGGTTAACCACATTAGCAAAAACCTGAAGGTCAACACCATCGGTATTTTTGAAAACGAATACTTAGATCACGCCGTCAACTCGGCGATCAACATTATGATCAAAAACCCCGGTTGCTCAATTTATGATCGCAAGGATGAAAGAAACAATATTCGTTCTGAGTTCAGAAAAAACAAAATCGCCTTCCGTGAAAACTGTGGGGGATATGACAAGTTCATTTTGGTTAACTCAAGCGTAGGCAATTTCGATCTGGCTGACGATTATAAAGATGGTGATGTCAAATCAATCCAAGCAGATTTTCTAAAGCTGGGATCAAGCAAAAAGGCAAAACGTGTGTTTGCCACCGAAATCATAGACAGTATCTGTGCACAATTTTAACATAAACACCTCAAGCACAATCACTTAAAAAAGTGCACTTTTTTTCACTTTTTAGTGTACAAAGAGGTGCAAAGTGTGATATAATACATATATGGAAACAAACATCAAATCAGTCGAGTCCGCCCTCACTAATCCCCTGGCCACCCTGGCTTCCGAGATTTTTGAAAAGACCAACAGCACCATCCACTCCACTGCGACGATCAGAGAGTTCGCCGAAAAGAGTGGTATCGAATTAAAGGAGGTATACAAGCATATTATCGTTTCGGACTTCCGCCAGAGCCGCGGCGTTTACAACATCCAGCCTGTCATAAACGGTGTTATGCCCGGCAAGCAGAAATCTGCTCCGGTCAAAAAAGCCACCGTAAAGGCTTCGGGTGTTGGACTTCAAGAGACCGCAGCCCCCATGGCGCCGGCGGATAAAACCCCCACCGTCGCAGCTCCCACCGCTTTGAAACTCCATGTCCACGACATAACCGAGGAGTCGACCTATGTGCCGACTATAGATGAATCATATGTTCGCTGGGGTTCATTCTCCGATGTGTTTAAAATTGTGAAGTCTGAACAGTTTTTCCCCTTGTTCATAGCCGGACCGTCCGGGAATGGTAAGACGTTTATGGTTGAACAAGCCGTTGCTAAGGCCGGTCGTAAGTTTATTCGAGTTCAGCTCACACCCGAAACCGATGAAGATGATTTGCTCGGTGGCTTCCGCCTCATTGATGGCAACACCGTATTTTGCAAAGGACCGGTTATTCGCGCGATGGAAGAAGGTTCTGTGATTCTCTTGGATGAGATTGACCGCGCAACCAACAAGATCATGTGTCTCCAGTCTGTGTTGGAAGGCAAGTCTGTTTTGCTTAAGAAAACCGGTGAGACTGTTTTTCCGAAACCCGGGTTTCAGGTGATTGCCACTGCCAATACTCGCGGGCGTGGTTGCGATGATGGCCGTTACACCGCAGCATCTATTATCGACGATGCGTTTCTTGAACGGTTTCCCATTACGATGAATCAGCCTTGGCCCACCAAAGCCACCGAAAAGAAAATCATCACTAAGCACATGGAGAAATTCGATTGTGTGGACGACGACTTCGCCGAAAAACTCGCGGTTTGGTCTCAAATCATTCATAAGACCTATGAAAAGGGTGGTGTTGATGAAGAGGTTTCCACTCGGAGACTTTGCCATGCGGTTCAAACTTATGGAATTTTTGGCAGCCGAGTAGACTCAGTCCGGTTGATTGTCAACCGTTTTGACCCCGAGGTCGGTGAGGCGTTTTTGGATCTTTACACTAAAGTTGATTCCGGCGCTTTGACCTATGATGAATCTAATCCCGAACCCAAGCAGGCAGATAGTGGATTGCAATTTGCCTGCTAAAATATAATTCGATTATATTGTTTACAACAACACAGAGAAGGTATATAATACAAATATGAAATTAACAGAAAACACACTTACACTACTGCAAAATTATTCGGCAATTCAGCCCAATATTTTGTTCGGTCAAACCCCCGGGAAACTAAAAACCATTAGTGAGGCAAAAAACATTTTTGCTGTCGCGGATATTCCTGAGTCGTTTGACGTCGAGGTTGGAATTTATGATTTGAATGAATTCCTTTCGGCATTAACTTTGGTGTCTGATGCCAATCTTGAGTTTACAGAAAATGTAATTAAGATTAGCTCGGCCGATTCAAAGACCAAGCTAAACTATGCTTGTGCCAATTCTTCAATTCTCACCTTTCCTCAAAAGGATTTGACTGATCCGGTATATGATATTGAAAACATCGTTTTCACGACCGAATTGCTTTCGGCAATTAAGAAGGCCTCATCCGTTCTCGGCCATGATACATTCTCTCTTATCAAGAAAGCAGATTCTCCAGTGGTTGAAGCGAAAGTCCATGACATTGACAACACTTCATCAAATGCTTGGTCTAGCGTTGTGTCAGAGATTGATGGTGATGCCGAATTTGAATTCCACTTTATGATTAACAACCTTAAACTAATCCCTGGCAATTACAAAGTCTCACTTAGTTCTAAACTGATCAGCAAATGGGAATGCGAAACAGTGCCTGTCACCTACTGGATTGCAATTGAACACACCTCTAACTATAAAGGATAAAAAACATGAACGACGAAAAAGAAAACATCACTGAACCCGACGAAAACCCACCCCACGTTGTTGTGGGCAAAGACCTCCTAATCAACGCGCTCAAATGCATTGATGCAGCATCAACCCGAGGCGCGTATCGCGGGGGTGAATTGAGTACAGTTGGTTCTGTCCGCGATGCACTCTATGTATTGGTCGCCGATGAAGTTGAAAAAATGATGTCAGAAAAAGAGGGTTAAGCTTAATGTCAGATAAACTCTGGTCCGAAGAATATAGACCTCGTACAATTGAGGCTTGCGTTTTACCCGAAGAACTAAAACTTTCTTTTCAAAAGATTGTTGAAAACAAATCAATACCAAATATGCTTCTTTCTGGAAGTTCCGGTCTGGGTAAAACCACGGTTGCACGAGCGCTGTGTAATGAGCTAAATGCAGATTACATTATAATCAACGGATCAGAGGATTCTGGCATTAACACTCTTCGCACAAAAATACGCCAGTTTGCTTCAACACGATCTTTGCTTGGGTCAGAATCTGGATCCAAACAAAAGGTGGTCATTCTTGACGAGGCGGATTACCTGAACATCAGCTCTACTCAACCAGCCCTTCGCGGGTTTATTGAAGAGTTTAATGATAACTGCCGATTCATTTTTACTTGTAATTTTAGAAATAGAATACTAGATGCTCTTCAATCTCGATGTACTTGCATCGATTTTACCACCGACGGAAAGCTCAAGGCTAAACTTTCGTCTCAGTTTTACAAAAGATTGATTAAGATTCTGGGCGAGGAAAATGTTGAGTTTGAGCCTAAGGTCGTAGCTGAGTTAATCGCAAGATTTGCACCAGACTGGAGAAGAGTATTAAATGAGTGCCAAAGATTTTCAGCATCTGGTAAATTATCAGCCGAGGTTCTTAGTTCACTCTCCGATGAAAATATAAGCGTTTTGATTCAAGCGTTGTCAGAAAAGAATTTTAAAACAATGCGAAGTTGGGTTGCAAACAATGTCGACTTAGATTCTTCCGTTATCTTTCGGCGAGTCTATGATTTGTTAGTTGATAAGGTTGAACCTTCATGTGTTCCTGCCGCGGTTTTGATCATCGCAGAATATCAGTACCGTGCTAGTTTTGTGGCCGACCGAGAGATTAATATTGTGGCGTGCTTCACCGAATTGATGCGAGACTGTAAATGGAAATAAAATCACCATTTGACTTTGTAACATCTATTTGTTCAAACGATAAAACCAGCCTTCTTGACGATTGTCCTGAAGGCCGGTCTCAATATCTTCCATTCATCATTAATCGATCCTTGTCGTATCACTCAGATACGGTTTTGTTGGTAAATGAAATGAATCGTAATGCGCATTTGGGTGTTGATCAGCAATATGATTTTTTAAGGTTAACTATTCGCCCTCGTCGGAGATTTGCTAAATGGGTGAAACCCGAAAAGAATCCTAACGCTGAGGTCATTGCCGAGTATTACAATATTAGCACAACCCTGGCATCTACAATGGTTGATTTAATTGATTCCGATTCAATTAAAGATATGAAAAAGCATTTAGATAAGGGTGGCATAAAATCAAAATAATATAAATATATTCATGGATTTATTAAATGAATATGTTGACTGGAACCCTCTTGATATGGTTGAGGTTGTTTTGTCTGAACCAGACGATTTTTTAAAAGTTAAGGAAACCTTGACTCGAATGGGTATTGCTTCCAATAAAGGTGAAAGGAACACCTTATATCAAAGCTGTCACATTTTGCATAAGCAAGGAAGATATTTTATTGTTCATTTTAAAGAATTGTTCATGCTGGATGGCAAGTTTGCAGATTTTACACATTCAGATATGTATAGAAGAAACACCATTGTTACTCTTTTATCTGATTGGGGTTTACTGCAACTTTTGAATCCCGAACAAATCAGTGAAAGATTACCAATCAAAAATATTAAGATAATCCCATATAAAGAAAAAGAAAATTGGAATTTAGTTTCAAAATATTCCATTGGTAAGAACTAAACTGTATAAATAATTTTGAGTGCCAAACGGGCTCAAAACATAACTCGCTAACATAGGAGAAATATATGAGTAATGAATTCGAAAAAATGGTGGAATCCTTTTTTGTGGGATGGCCAAACACCGCGGCGGGAATTAATTCAGCATACCCGCCTCACAACACAGTGAAATTAGATGACGAAACATATTTAATCGAAATCGCTGTAGCTGGTATTGATAAAAAAGATATTGATATTAGCGTGGAGAAACAAACTCTTTCGGTTATATACAATAAGCCAAAGGAGGATTTTCTCCCTTCGGCCTGGCAGTATATCCATAAAGGAATTAGCCAAAGGTCGTTCACCAAGAGATTCACGATGGGAGAGCACCTCGTTGTTCGCAAAGCAACATTCGTGAATGGGCTTCTTCAAATTGAACTGAAGCTAGTAATTCCCGAAAAACTAAAACCACAAAAAATAAAAATAGAAGACGACAAATCGATACTTTTCGGTTGATTAAGACTACCAAAAATAAACGGACTATATGGTTTACATATAGTCCGTTTTTTGTTATAATATACCCATGAATTCAGAATTTTACACTTCAATCGATCGATACGGCAATAACATACTTTACCGTGGTTATAACGCGGATGGAACACAACTTTTAAAGAGAGTCAAGTTTAAACCAAAGCTGTATATGCCAGACAAAGATTGCAAGCATGAGTACAAATCAATTTACGGTGAATCATTAAAGCCCATTTATTTTGACTCCATGTCTGATATGAAACAGTTCGTCGACATGTATAGTGATGTGGCAAGTTTTAAGTATTATGGATTTGACCGTCACCCCGTATCTTTTATCCAACACAAGTTTCCAAACGAGATTAAGTATGACAAGCGAATCATCAACGTGATGAATTTCGACATTGAAACCGAAGTCGCCGGATCATTTCCAAATCCCAATGTTGCCGCAGAAGAAATTCGTGCCATTTCTGCCAGTTGTTCTCGTGACGGTAAGGTTCATGTTTTTGCATTTAAGCCTGGGTATAAACCCGCCCGCAACGTTGAGTTTCATTTATCTCCAGATGAACCACACATGCTTGAAGATTTTTTAAATTGGTATTGCAAACCATTCTATATGCCGGACGTCATTACTGGTTGGAATATCGATACGTTTGATATTCCGTTCTTGGTGAATCGAATCTATCGTATGCTTGGTGAAGATTCGGTGAAAAGACTCAGTCCATGGAATAGTGTTTCAAAGCGCAAAATCACTGCGTTTGGGCGTGAGCAAGACACCTTTGAATTTATGGGTGTTCAGCAACTTGATTACATGAATGTGTTTAAGAAATTTGGTGGCCAAACTTACGGAAATCAAGAATCATATTCGCTGAATCACATTTCGCACATTGTTCTCGGAGAATCGAAGCTAGATTATTCTGACATCGGGTCGCTGAATGAATTATATGAACAAGACTTCCAAAGGTTTATTGATTATAACGTAAAGGACGTTGAACTTATTAATCGCATGGAAGCTAAACTTGGATATCTTGATATTGTTTACACTCTTGCCTATATGGCGGGAGTCAATTATGTTGATACAATGAAAACGACTCCCGTGTGGGACGCCATCATATTCCGAAGGCTGGCCAGAATCAATGTGATTCCGCCTTCGGGTGGAAACCATCTTAAGGCGTCATTCCCGGGTGGTTATGTGAAAGAACCTCAGGTGGGAATGCATAACTGGGTAATGAGTTTTGACTTTGCCTCACTTTATCCAAACCTGATTATTCAGCACAACATGTCTCCCGAAACACTCACTTCTCATAAAATCGATTTGGATCCAAACGACATTATTGCAGGTCAAAGCCAAAACACGGTGCCCAATACCGCAATGGCTGCAAATGGTCATACATTCAGAACAGATAAAATTGGTGTGATCCCGGAGTTAATGCGCGAATTGTATTCTCAGCGTAAAATAGTCAAGACACAATTGATCGAAAAGAAAAAGGAGCTAGAGTCTACCTCTGGAGATACATCCAATCTCAAAACTCAAATTTCATTGCTTAACAACATGCAAATGGCAATTAAAATTTTGCTCAATTCGGGATATGGCGCTATATCCAATACACACTTTAGATATTTTGATCTGAGAATTGCAGAAGCGATTACACTTTCTGGTCAGTATTATATTCAATATGCGGAAAGCGTCATCAATAAAGAATTGGCTTCACTCTTAAATATCAAAAAAGACTATGTGATTGCAATGGACACAGATTCTATTGTTGGGGAGAGTGTCATTGAAGTGGGGGGTAAGAAATTAACAATTGCTGAATATTACGATTCTTTGAATACAAAATTCTTAAAGGCCGATTGTTTTAATGAGCAATTTGTGAAAGAAGGTGATTATGCTCTTACACCATCAATTAGTGCTGATGGCCATCTACAAAAAAAATCTATAACATCAGTGATGAAACACAAAGTCAAAAAACAAATGTTTAGAATTTACACTAAACATGGATCAGTTGATTTAACAGACGATCATTCAATAATAGTTAAAAATTTAAAGACAGGTTTAATTGAAGAGAAAAAACCATCACAATTAAACATGAAAATACATCGATGTATAAATATTATAAATGCAAAAGATACTGATAAACCGATATAATAAAATAAAAGAATATATTTCAAATATTCCAGCTCTAAGCGATATTCATGAAGATGAGTTAAATCTCGTGTGGTCATATCGTCAATCACCAAATTTCAGACGAATGGTTGAAAGAAATGTCTCATGGAAAACATTGTGTTATAATATCCAGGCTTTAAAGAAAATCGGTGCAGCAAATACTCAAGAAAAATATCACTTAGTATATGGGAAAACCCAGGGACAAAAATTGTGGGATGCATATCGATTTAATAGCGCCGTGACTGAAAAGAATTTAATTGATAAATATGGAACCATTCAAGGAAAAATTAGGTGGGAAAAATATCGAAAAAAACAAGCGTATAGTAATTCATTCGATTATAAGCATAAAAAATTAGGATGGACAGAAGAAGAGTTTTCAGAATATAATCTATCACGTGCGTGCACATTAGAAAATTTTATTCGGCGCCACGGATCAAAACTAGGCACTGAAAAATGGAAAGAATATTGTGATCGTCAATCGTTTACAAATACAAAAGAATATCTTGGTGATTCTTATGAATTAGTTAACCAACAAAAATCATTGTCACTTCCCAATTTTATTCGAAAATATGGAGAAAAAGTCGGTCAAGAAAAATTTTATGAATATGTCAACAGAAGCCAAAACTTTTATAGTAAAAAATCTATAGAATTATTTGATGAGATTATTGAACAATATCCAATAAAAGGTTTGAAGACGTATTATGCTACTAACAACGGCGAATACGGCATATGGAGTGATAATTATCATTGCTTATATAAATATGATTTTGTCTGTCCGGAATTAAAATTTGCTATTGAATTTAACGGTGATGTTTTTCATGGTAATCCGATTAAATATAAACCAAATGAATATCTACACGGAAGAGGATGCACTCATCTAAGAGCTAAGGATAAGTGGGAATTGGATAAAATAAAATGTAAAGAATTATTTACATTGCGCGGATATGATGTTATAATAGTCTGGGAACACGATTTTGATAACAATAAAAATGAAATTATAAAGAAAATCATAGAATATGCAAAACTACGAATTAAGTGAATTTACTGTTGAAAATTTGGGCATACAAGAGATTGATGTATATGATCTTGAAGTTGAGGACAACCATAATTTTTTCGCCAATAATATATGCGTGCACAACTCCGCATATATTAATGTGTCGGATGTTGTATCAAAATTCAATCCAAAAAACCCCGTTGAGTTTTTATCTCAGTTTGGCGAAAAGTTCATTCAACCAAAACTTGAAGCTGCATTTGCTGACCTTGGAAACAGACACGGATCAC